AGCATTAGGCACAAACGTCAAAATCTCATCTGTTGATGGCAACAATGGAAACGCTGGTCCAGTAGATGAGACAACAGCAGCAGCATTGTTTGCGTCACTTGAGCTAGTGCCATAGCCTAGAAATACCGTCACCGTACCCGTGTTAATGACACGGTACTGGTTGCCACCAAGCGTAGTAGACGAACACTGTACGGGCGTTGGAGCCGACGTAGCAGCTAAGAACGTGACCGTGTTGCCCGTCTTTGTAAAGGCATTGATACCCATTTTATTTACCTACCATTTCCATGATTTCATCAATGGTTTCTGAAACTTCCCATGAGTTGCCATTCATGCCGTAAGCAATGACAATCTTTTTGTCATCCTCATTCGTGTTTTCGTAGAAAGACATAATCATGTCGGTGTTAAGAATTAAACCCTCACCGATACGGCCTTTCGTGGCATTGGTCAGTTTAAGCAGCATTGACAACCACCCATGAGGTTGTGGCTTCATCCCAGTTATAAATTTGTCCGTCTGTCGGCATCGGTGTCGGCGCATCCCACAGGCAGGTGTCCTCATTCAGAACCCATGACGCATAGGGCTGTGGAGGAATAAACGCATCACGTTGTGCGTCATAGGTATAGCCAAGGCCCGCGTAGTTCTTGCGGAAAGGAGTGCCGCCTAGAGCGTGACCGCCACCATGCGTGTTGTAGGACGTTTGCTTGTAAACATCGCCGGTACGCGCAGATAGCTCTGCTTCTTTGCCGTTATCCTCGTCACGCCCAACGGTGACAAAAATCACAATGTTGTTTGCATCTAGTTTTGCGAAATGAGCCATGTTCGTTCCTAACTAAAAGTTACGGTTTCAGATGTTGTTGATGTAGCGGTTACTGTGTAGATTTTATATCCACCCGAAGTCGTAGAAGTTTGTGTTACGCCGCCAGAAAAAGTGGCTGTGTTAGTGCTTGGTATTTTAATAATGACCACGCCAGAGCCACCAGCGCCTCCGGGATTGCCGCCTCCGCTTTGATAGGCAGCACCGCCGCCACCGCCGCCAGTGTTTGCTGTTCCGGGGTTTCCTACGTTGTTTCCACCACCAGCACCAGCATTACCACCGCCATCAACCCCGCTACCAGCAGTTCCACCTTGGAATGTGCCTCCACCACCGCCACCAGCCCTTGTTACGCTAGAGCCAGTGATGCTTGATGTTGCACCTGCACCGCCGTTACCACCGTTTGTGGTTGTTCCGTTAGAGCCAACTGCTCCAGCGCCACCACCGCCTCCTCGTCCATAGTTACCGCTGGCAACGCTATTGCCACCTGTATTACCCTGAGATGGGCTGGTAGATGGAGTGTTACCTGCTCCACCAGTTTCTCCACCGCCACCAGAACCTCCAGCAGTACCATTATTAGGATTCCCATCTCCACCATCACCACCGCCAGCAGATGTAATGTTGTTGAATACTGAATTTGAACCGGCTGTCGAGGATGCTCCACCAGCGCCAACAGTAACGGTGTATGCAACGCCTTTTCCTAATGTTTGCGTCGTGGCAGAAAATCTATAACCCCCCGCGCCGCCACCACCGCCATAAACGCTACCACCACCACCGCCTCCAGCGATAACAAGGTAATCAACGCCAATTCCTAATGCAAAACTAACAGTCTCGCTAGTCGTGCTAGTTGCTGTTACTGAGTAAACATTAAAGCCGCTAACCGATGTGGATAGGCTAGATGTAACGCCAGCAGAAAAGGTTGCAAAAACATTGTCTGGCACTTTGATGATGACAATGCCAGAACCGCCAGCGCCACCGTTTCCTGACGTACCTGATGCAGAGCCGCCGCCTCCACCACCGCCTCCGGTATTCGCAGTGCCAGCCTGTCCAGTGTAAGCGTTGCTGCTTCCACCACCCGCACCACCGCCACCAGAGCCACCTGATGATGATGAGTTTGTTTGACTACCACCGCCCCCGCCACCGGCTCTAGTGACGCTAGAACCTGTAATAGATGACGCGCTTCCTGCGCCGCCATTACCACCAACAGTGCTAGTTGCTGCGCTACCTGCTGCGCTTGCACCACCACCGCCAGACGCTTCAAAAGACGCGTTTGTGCAAGTTCCACCGTTGTTACCTTGAGATGGCGAAGTGCTTGGGGTATTTCCAGAACCACCTGTTGCAGCAGTTGATTCTCCGCAACCGCCTCCACCTGAGCCGCCGTTTTTACCTTTTCCGCTATTATCAGAAAAAGCACCGCCGCCTCCACCACCTGTGGAAGTAATCGTTGAAAATACAGAGTCGCTTCCGCTGTTTCCCGCAACCCTATTAGATGCTTGTGCAGCACCGCCTGCACCAACGGTGACTGTGTAAGCGGTTCCAAAAGTAATGGCTAAACTAGAACTGCTGCGATAGCCTCCAGCGCCGCCGCCGCCGCCAGATGTTCCACTGTTTGCGTCTCTTCCACCGCCGCCTCCACCTGCGATTACAAGCACATCAGTGATTGGCGCACCAGCGTAGAACGTCACTGTCTCCGATGTAGTCGAAGTCGCTGTGACTGAATAGATGTTGTAACCAGAAACAGATGTGCTAGTCGTGTACGTTACACCGCTAGAGAACGACGCATAGTGCGTTGACGGCAGCTTGATAATAACGATGCCACTGCCTCCATTGCCTGATGCAGCCGTAGCCGCGCCTCCAGAGCCATTTCCTGTATTAGCCGTAGCATTTGAGCTTGCGCCACTTGAATCAATGCAACCGTTACCACCAGCGGCATAAGTAACAGAAGAACCCGAAATAGTGTTTGCTGTTCCCGCGCCACCAGTGCCAGCAGTGCTGTTATTTGGAGGATTCCCGCCAACGGCACTAGAGCCGCCACCACCAGATGCGGCATAAGGTGCGCTAGTGCTTGCGCTGCCACCATTGTTACCTTGAGATGGGCTTGTAGAAGGCGTGTTACCAGAGCCTCCTGTTCCGTTATAACCAGAACCGCCTCCAGAACCACCAGAGCCTCCATTAAAAGGACCAGCAGCGCCATAACCACCACCTGTTGATGTGATGGTAGAAAATACAGAGTCATTACCTTTGTTGCCATTTGTGTAAGCATTTGCTGGCCCAGAAATTCCAGCGCCACCTGCACCAACTGTTACCGTATAAGAGGTTCCCGGATTAACAGAAAACCCAGTTCCTGTTCGATAACCTCCAGCGCCGCCTCCTCCAGAGCCAGCACCACCTGACCCATTTCTTGAACCACCAGACCCACCACCAGCGACAACGAGATAGTCTGCGGTTAATCCAGCAGTAGTACGAGCTAAAAAGAAATTTTTGGCAGCGAACATATTAGAAATTCTGTGAGTAAACGCCGTACCAAGAAGAACCATCCGAGGCAAACGTAACAATGTCTACCTTAGATGCCGTAGTCGTTATCGTCGGGGCTGTGTTACCAGACCACTTCACACCACTAAACGTAGCCGTAAAACTTCCAGCACCACTATTCACAAACACCATGAACGATTTGCTGTTGCCAACAGATGGCATCGTGAACGTGCAATTCGCTGTCAACGTAACCGTTTGCACAGTGCCGTTAGACAAACTCAATGTCTGCGTTGATGTGCTGTTTCCAATAGCGACTAAACTTTCTGTGTAGTTTGTAACCGTTGGATTGTTTAACGTACTACCCGTCATTGTGACGTTGCCAAGGGTCGTTACCGTGTTACCCAGATAGACAGCCGTGTTGCCGAGCGTAATCGCTGTAGCAAAGTTAGTGTCCAACTGCGATAGCGGTATCGAAGTAGTCGCGTTCGCAAATGTGTATGGAACAGCCATTAGAACCTCACTCTCAATTCGTGTTCATATTCGAAGCCGTTAATCGTGAACGCAGGGCTTGTCGATTGAACAGTCATTCCTAAATACTTGCCATATTGCTTTGCATCGGTCTTGTACAAGATGTAACCAGTACCGCCGCCAATCCAACCAATCACAGTAGAACTATTATTAGTCCATGCAACAGTTTGAGCTGAATTGTTAATCCAAGTTATAAGCTGACCAAGTGTCACAGCAGGGCTAGAACCCGTTTCTGAGTCAACAGTGACGCTAATTTGACCTCCAGCAGTCAAAGTAGCCTCAACCCCTATTTTAAGGGCTTGTTTAGTCCTTATGGGGTCTTTCATGGGGTTTAGCGACGTTTGAACGTAGCTAGACACCGTAGAGTTGGCATCACCGTATAGCTTGACGCAAGATGTGCCATCTGTGCCGTACATATTGATTCTGCCGCCCACCGGAACCGATGTGACGTACTTAATATCGTTGCCTTGACTTGAGAAGAACCACTTTTTCTCAAAGAAGATGCCCTGAATGTATCGGTTAGACGAGGAAACGCCCTGTCCACCCGTGTAGCGGAAGTTAAATGCCGCACACAGGATGTTGTTCAGCAGCACTTGACCGCCCGTCGATACCCCTGTAGCAAAGTCAATGTTGGTGAAAACCCCGTCTAATGGGTCTGAAATCTTGCTAGTAGTCGAGCCGACTAGGGCATACACCCCATAGTCGTTCATAAACAGCACCGAACGGAAGTACGGGAAGATGGCGTAGGCTAGCTTAGAGCCTACCGAGGCACTGATGTTGGTGTTGGTAAACAGCGTAGTGCCAGCAGAAGTCACCCGCACATCGGAAAAAACATTGATTGAGTCATCTCCGAACAAGTATAAAAAATTGTTGGCTGACAATAGCTGCGTAATGTTGCCGTGCAGCGTGGCATCAGCCAACACCACGTTCCCTGCTGAAACGCTGGTAAAGTCGCTATAAGAGCCAGCAGCCGTGTAGTAGACCGTGCGTCCTTGCGCTACCCACACACGCCCTGAAAATGATTGGATGCCAGCAACCGTATCCGTCGCAATGACAGCGTTAGCCGTTGCATTGGTACCGCCACCGCCGGTAATCGTCACCGAGATGTTAGATACGTTGGTGTATCCAGTTCCGGGGTTGGTCATAATGACCTGAGTCACCTGACCGCCAGAGATAATGCCTTGCGCCGCAGCATTAGTACCGCCGCCACCTGTAATGCTAACCACTAGGTTAGAGACGTTGGTATAGCCTGTACCGCCGCTAGTTACGATGACGGAAACGGTGTTAGCTGCAAAGGTGTTGTAGCCAGCAACGACGTTAGCGCCAGAGCCACCACCACCCGTTAGGGTAATGGTTGGGGCTGTGTTATAGCCACTGCCAGCGTTGGTGATTGTGATGGCTGTTACGACGTTGGCTGTGACTGTAGCTGTTGCTGTGGCTCGGACACCGCCAGTTTGGTTGGGCGCAGAGATAGTAACCGCTGGAGCCGACGTATAACCAGAGCCACCGTTGACTATGCCGACCGCACCTAATGAACCGACAAAAACGGTGTTGTTTCCATCCCATGTGAAATATCCCTTGTACGGGTCCCCAATCAGGACGCGCTCATTCTTCCACTGACTGATGTTGATGCCTGAGCTGCTAAATGTGCCTACAGCAGCGACGTTGCCCTTCGTGTTGTTCGATAGGTCAACATACTCACACCGACCATCCTGCTCAAATGCTAGCAAATAGTCTTTCAGCCCAATGTTGGCTGAAGTCAGATAGGTAACGGTATTTGCAAACGTGACACCGACGTTAGAATAGGTCGGTAAGATTTTCATGTTGCCATACCCAATGGGCATAGCATTTTCTAACCAGTAGAACTCGTCATCGCCAATAGCGGTACGGTTCGCCTTGGTGTTGACACCCTTGAACTGTTTGACTACCTCGTAGCTTTTCTTTTGCTCTGCGGCAGCCATGGTCAGTACGGTGTCGAGTAGGGGTCAGGCATCCTTCTGGTGAATGTCGATGCCAGAACCGCCTGTGCTTGGTTTTTATATTGCTGCAAGTAAATCTCAGCTTCACCGAACGATTGCTCGTAGTATTTGGCTAAGTAAGCAGCGTAATACTTAACAGGGGCGGTGTACGGGTCATTAATAACGTCTGTTGCTGACAACGTGGTCAAAGCAGCAGGAAGAATGACCGTATCCAAGTCGATTGTATAAACTTGGTCTGGCACCGGAGAGATGTAGATTTGACCTTGCCCAAAGATGCTAAAAGCAATGGGTCGGCCTATGTAGTTTTGCCAGAACCGCAGTTCGGCATTGAATTGAGTCCACGGCAAATACCGTAACGGGATTCGCGTGTTGCCCCAATACAAGTTAATGTTCAGAACGTCTAATGTGTACAACCCTTGCGGCAAGCAAGAGTAGTTAATGACTTCGCAAGGTCCTGCGTATTGCAGCGTAGCCGTGCCATCCGTGAATGGTGTGCTTGGAGGATAGACGTTGCTACCTGAAGGATACGGAGGAACCGTAGAACCTAGAACGCCGCCAGTGACAACCTGATAGATGAAGATGTTTGAAAAAACATAGTCACCAGTATTGACTGTTGCTCCAGCCGCCCAGATATAAGGATTAGCGCCACCGGCTACTGGGGTACAGGGTGTTTGACTTATCTGCACGGTACGCAAACATCCTGTGTCACGGACAATACGCTCACGCGCTCCGTTGATATAGTCAGTTAGCTGGCTATCAGTACAGAAGTTCGCATTAGCATCATGCAGCAGGTATCTAACCGCAGTAATGTAGCTTTGGAGTGTTTGCGACATTTACGCTCCATTATGAGCTGCACGAAACTTTCCCCCCGACCCCTTGAGGGGGGGCAGGGGTACTCGCTCAACCGCCGGGGATAACGAACGGTCCTGTGAGGGCGGCGTGTCGGCTATCTCAAACTTAGCAATAATCTTGAGTCCATCAGGAATATCGTTACGAGTTTTGATAATGCCGAGCCGCGCCATATACGGCTCTTTATCTTCTTCTCCATAACCGAATATGTGATTCGCTACCTCAACAGGCACCTCAACGGTTTCACCAACTGCGAACGTGTAGGGCTTGAAGGCGTAGTCGAAAGCGACGGGTTTTTCCCACCGATTGGTCACATAGACGGTTGACATGGATTAGAAGCTCACAACATCGCCCCATACGCAAATATCAACGGTGTTGTTGTTACCAGCAACGGTGTTGACATTGACGTAGAGACATTGGGTTGTATTACCGGAAACAACAGTGTTAGCGGAATATGGGCTTGCAATGTTTAAGTCTTGATACTTTCCAGTACCATTTAAACTTGTCAGCACCACATTAGCTACAACCGCATTTGAGATGTTTCCATCCCCGCTGGTCGTAATTGAAACGTTGGCAGCAGATACGTTGCCAGAGGGGTTCTGCACAGTAATCCGACGCAGAATGACCCCTCCAGAATTGGCTACTGCCCCGCCGTTTGTCAGGCCACCACTAAGAAGCGGAATGTCAATGTTGGTTGTGACACCGTTGCCTGACGTATTGAGCGTCGTAGCGCGGATGACTCCAAGCCGACCATTGCTGAAGCTATCTAAGTTTAAGTTGCCGACTGCGTTGGGATTAGCCATGTTATCTCCTTAACTATTGTAAGTGCCAGAGACAGCTTGACCACCATTCGTTGCGAACAAGGTGATAGTCGGTGTACCCGACAACACGTTTGCGCGAACGTTGGTACCGTCAGCAATGAACGTACCGCCAGTGTTGTTGGCAACAATGACTTGATACGAGGCGTTGCTGATGTTTCCCGTGGTGTTGGTATTCAGTTCAATCGTGACGTTAGCAGTCGGAGGAATGACATAAATACCAGCAGGCAAGGTAACGGTTGCATTACCAGCAGCGTAGGCTAGGTAGTACGCACCTGCGCCGTTAGTTGCTGCGTTTGCGAGGATGATTTTATTAGAAGCTAGTGACATGGTTATATCTCCTTAGATAGAAAGTGAGTTATAGCCGGTCACTTGCGTCATTGATTTCGGCTTGGTATTCACCAATTCCGCAATCATCAACACCGCGCCAACGTAGCCAATCTGCCAGTTCGGAAGGGTCGATTCAAAACCCGTAAACACGAACGAACCCTGCTCATGGATGTAGAGCGAGAGATAGTTGGTGTTCAGGAAGTAAACCGTACCTTCTGGACAGTATGGGTCTGGATAGATTGGAACGCCAGCAACCATTAAGGCACGGAAAGCTGCCTGTGGGCCGTTAGCATCGCCATCAAAACCGGAACCCGGAGTGATGACGTATTGTTCCTGACCGACGTAATCTTGAGCAAGCAGAGTCCAAGTACCGAATCCGCAAACACCGAACGACGGCACTTCAGCACCATTCTTAACAGTACCTGAGATGTACTGAAGAATGTTCTGACGAGTCGGGTTGACGTTTCCAGCAGCGTACTGCTTGGATTGCCACCAAGAGTAAGCTGAACGGCTGATGTTGCCGTAGGTACCTGACGAGGACACAGCCGCTGGCAGACCGATAAACTGCTGATTGTTGGTGCTGTTGGTGTACAAGGCAGTAGCCATTGCATCCATCATCACGTTCGTCGCGTCATTCATACGCGCTTCAATGAGGGGGATGATAGCTGCGTCTTGCTGCACCGCACCTTCCATACCGAGGAACGGTACGGGGGCAATCATCAGTTTCAGGTCAAATTCAGCGTTGTAAGCACCCTGTTGGACCGCTGGCTGGTTGAAAGAACCAGAATAGTCGGACCACTGAGCGTTCACGAACTGTGAACCTTGCACTGGAACGGTTACAGAGGAAACACCGCCGGAAGCCTGTTGCGAGTTAGCAATCAAGGCCGCCATAAGCGGAGTCGAGTTGTAAAGCTGAACAACCAGCTTGGGAATGAACGCACGCCGAGTGACGTAAGTCAGTTCGGTATATTGCGAACTACCTGTTGCTGGGATAATACCGCCACCAATAGGCATGGTTATCTCCTAGTTAATATCCCCTGATACTGCTTATAAACCGATAGGCCGAGGATTCTTTCTCAGCTCTTGTAACGCTTTAGCCGCTTCATCCCGTGCGCCAGCAACCGGGTTCTTCCAGTATTTGTTAAGGTCGAACTTGTTAATGGCACTTGGGTTGTATCCCGACGGAGTAGGAGCAGCAGATTGCTTCATCCATTGCCAATACTCCGCAGCAGCTTCGTGATTCGTAATGCCCTTTTCAAGCATTACTTTCTCAACTTCTTCAATATCACTTTCGTTTTGAATCAAGCCTTTTTTCATTAGCTTGTTTCTACGATTCTCAAGGTCTTGAATAGCATCGCGCTCACGCAGCTTTGCCTCTAAGTCCTCGACGCGCTTATTAGCAGAAGATACTGCGGATTGAGTGTGTTCCTCAATATCCAGCTCTGGAATAGGCAATTCAGGCTTGAGTTTCTTGGTCAAGCGCAGAACGTCTTTTCGCGTTGCAGGATTCTCGGCAAGTTGACGCATCAGCAAAGCTAATTCGTCGCGTTGTTCAAAACTCATATCTTCTAAACTCATAACTATCCCCTAGTGATATTAGATGACTTTTTTACCGTCACCGGGTTTTTCAACATTCATCTTGTTCTTTGAACCAATCTTTGCAGCAGTGCTCAGACCGCCGAACGGCTCAAAGCGCGGAGGGTTGGTAACCACACCATGCTGTTGAGTGTTGTCCGTAGGACGACGGGGCTGAGTAGCGCCACGAGGCTTAAATAAATCCATGATTTTTCCTTTACATCGGGGTTGGGGTTGGTGATGCACCGGCACCACCGGCACCGGGTACTGCCATCGGGCTTGCTGCTCCCGGCATCGGAGGCAGATTCGGAATTGCCGGGGCTTGCGCCATCGCACGACCTTCTGGGGTCGCACCGCCAGCTTGCGGCAAACTCTGCAACATCTGCATAATTTCAGACTGTTGCAGCTCATTTGTTGTGCCCTTTCGAGGACCGATTAAGCCGGTCAACGAACGGATAGCAGCTAAGGCTTTTTGACCTTCTTCAGACTCGCTGCCTAGAGATGGCAGGGCTTGTTCAATCAAGTCCATTGCCATTGAGATATTGACTAGCGCACCTTCCTTGTTGCCCATCTTTGGCTCAGGAGTAGACATAGGTGCAGCCATCGGCGCAGTCGATGAATCCGACATTCCGGGCGCAGTAGGCGGCGGCATATCGCCAGCAGGTGCAGCGGAGGCTGGTTGCTGCTTTCGAATCAAGTCCATCATCTTGTCAGGTGGCACACTCATAATAATCCTCAATCATCAGGCTAATCTCGATTAAACCTGACTATCGTTAAATGTCAAGTGGGGGTAATTGTTTTGGTTCCCTACCCCCGCAAGGAAGTTAGCGGTCAGTCCGCAATTCAAAGGGCTAAGCCCAATGAATTACTTGCGCGACTTACGACCTTTGCGAGCTTTGCGAGCCATGGTATTTCTCCAATGAGCTTGGGCCACTTAGTTCATAGGGCAAGCAGCCATACCCTTTTCCCTTGCGGGGAACTCTTACCGACGGGTCTTACGACCTTTTTTACCGTGTTTCTTGTACATGGTTGTCTCCAATGAAAGTTATCCCCTGCCCATATAACGTCCAGTACTCCGAGGAGTCCTGCCCGTAAATGTTTTGATGCCCGTAGTGCGGTACTGCAAGTTAGCTGGCTGCTCTCCACGCTTCAGACTCTCTGTCGAAACGCGAGGCTGGTCAGCTTTCGGTGATACGTTGCCGGGTTGATTAGCCACCTGAAACCTCCTTTAAGTCTGGTTTCTTACCCTTGGGCGGTGCAGCCTGTGCTTGTGCGCCCTGTTCTTTTTCACGCTTCTTTAACTTGTCTTTGAGTAGCTGCTTCATCGGCGGCTCTAACAAGTCAAGCAATGATTCTTTGTCAATGGCTTGAGCCTTGAACAGATTGAACGCAAGCTGACGTAAATCCTCTGTGAAGATTGGGCTGTTAGAGTGAGCATCGACCTTAACCACATAGTCTTTGGTGAACTGCTCAGCAATAAACTTGTTGCCTTCATCGTCAGTGAAATGCGTGTTGTCATACGCTTGCATCAGCTTGAGATAGAGCGTTGCAATCTTCTCTAAGCTATCTTCAACAATCAGCGCACGTTTCTTTGCGCGGCTTGAACCTAAACGCGCAAGCTGACTTGCATGACCTGCTGAACGCACACCTTGTTCTCCACGACCGGAAAGGACGGATGAGATGCCAGATGCTTCGGCAAACATGGCATCGACTTCGTGGATAACTTCAAACAACTCAGGCGGCATCTGTGGAGCTAGACGCTCAGCCTTTGCGTTTGGCATATCGGAAGCGAGAAGTCCACCAGCGCGGTTCAGGGCAAAGTTCTTCTCGTCCAATATTCCCGTAAAGCCCGTCAGCGCGGTGGGAGGGTTCACTTGTTTGGAGAGCAGGTCAAGAATCTCCGTCATACGACGGTTTCTTAACTGTTGTAGGAAGATGAGCCGCTGCACTTCCGATTGCCCCCAGTAGTAATCGTATTGGGGATTGGGGCATATTTGGATGAACGGCAGCTCACCTTTTAGAAAGAGAGACGCGCCCGGACGGTCATAGATGAACACATCAGGCTCAGCCATGGTCACGCATTGATAGTCTTGCGTGTCATCGTTCCATACCCATAGCTCATACATCTTGACGGTTTCTTCAGCAACGCGAGCTTTGTATCGGTTCATGCCGTACAAGTCTAGGTTGACCGTTCCGTATAGCGTTGGGTTGGTCTGGCTCATCACAATACGGTCTAACCCCTCTGGTATATCTTCAGATTTGGAGGTGTAACTCGTTGTGATTCTCTTCACAATAGCGTCGCGCTTGGGGTGACTGTACAAGCGGTTATATAGTTCTGACTTCGTGATGTAGTACGTTTGTACGATTGCTTCTTGACGGTCGGTGTACGGCGTATCTTCGCGTAGCACACCCATCGAAGCCGGTTCCACCAAGTAGGGATGGATACCGTTATTCATCACAAGTTTGATAAATGTTGTGTTGAAACATAACGCCCAAGTCAATGCTGTGGAGAACACTTGGTCAGCATTGCTGTTTAGCCACTCATCATTGAGTGCTTGCGTTAAGCGTGGCACCTTAACTTGTTCCATGTTTGGAACAGCGGCACCAACGTTAATTGAGAAGCGTGTCGTTTCTGCTGAGTAGAGGAACGATGTTAGCTGGTCGATATGTGGATAAATCTTGTTAAAGATTGTTGGTGATTCTTCAGGACCAGCACCGAACAGATACCACGAACGCAAAGAGGAGTAGTCCCCCTTGCGCTCAGCCAAAGACACCATGCACTTCTCAATGATGTCTTTGTAAAAAAAATCCCTATCAATATCTTTTGTAGGGATTCTCATTTCTTGATGCTCAAGTTTTCGTGGTCAGCGGTATAGCTAGCGGCGCGAGGGCCAGTCAAGTTACCAGCAGACTTAGGATTGATGCCGACTGATTCATCAGCAACTGGACGGATAGCGCGGCCTGATAGAACGGATTGCATATTTAGTCCTTTGAAACCGCCGCCCCAGATTGCCGCATCGCCCGGACGCGACTCTTTTTTCGGTACAGATTGGCTCTGGATTTGTATGTCTTTGTTTTCATTTTTCCTCGTGAAGTAGCCTGCTTGGTTTTCACCTTCTCTAGTTGATTTGACGTTCGACATTCCAAAGTCAATCGCAAGTTGCTTAACTCGTTTATCGTTTTTCTTTGTTGTGTCTGAAACCAATCCCGGAGCTTGTAAAAACACTGCAAGCACTTCTTCACTACAACCCTCAACCCGACAACTTGGTTCATATGATTCAAAGTATCCGTGTGTAGGGCATTTGTAATCTTTCAGTACGGGCATTATTTATTCCTTTCTTAATTGCTCGTCAAGCGTTGTGTGTGAGTAATCTGCTTTATTTCTTATACCAACTCTAATCTTTATCTCACCATTAACCAACTGTAACCCCGTTGTTCTTACTAATCGTGGTTGGGGTTCTTTTCTATATTCCACGAATCTTGTGTTGTCTCTGTTCTGCATGATTTTGACTTCGCCATTTAACCAAGCGGTGTAACCTTTAGAGACTCGTATCTGCACATACTCAGATAGCGGCGCAGTCCTGTAGAGGAACACATCCTGCATCTGTGTTTGAGAGATGCCGCACAGCTCGGAGAATAGTTTGGTGCTGATGCCACGGTTCTTGTCTTTGAGGAACCTGTGGATAATTTTCATCAGCTCTCGTCTAGGAAGGGTTCGGGCCACCATAAACGCCAATCCTCTTTAGGTAGTCACTGACAGTACGATTCATTGCAACTTCTTCAGGGGTCTGGTCCTCTTGCTTTCTGGACACATCCCGTGTGATTCTTTGTTGAATGAGTCTAGGCTGGAGCTGCTCAGCATAAGCTGCGGCTGCAAGGGCGCTTGCCATTACTCGGTCATCTTTGTTTCGACCAGAGGCTTCAATGCTGCCGCCATCACGGACAATGGTTTTCATTTCTTCAAGCGTGTCCATGTCGTAGACCGCCATCATGCCGCGCTCAAAGTAGTCCTTCATGTAGCTCAGCATCCGTTCCTTCGTTGCTGCTGTCGTTAGCCAGCCGATGCTGTTACTCGGACCACTCATCGTATCGTTACGCCGCCAGATGTAGTTGCTCATTGAGCCATACACATCCATCAGTTGTTTGCCCATGACTCCGGTCATCGCAGCCGCCTGACGCTTCAAATTCCTTAGCTCGTTAATCACAGCCTGACCCGGACCATTGACTTCAAGGTTCAATGTGCTGTTCTTATAGGCACCGGCAAGGTGAGCAATGACCCAAGCAAACTGGTAAGTGTTCATCTCACTTGTGGCAAATGAAGCCACTTGCTCTAAGCCATCCGCGTAGCAACGATAGACCTGAATACAGAACCTATCTGCCCAATCGCTAGACCCGTAAGCAGGGTCAGCGCCAATCACATAGAAGGCTGTGTCGATGGGTTCTTCAAACACCTTTAATGAAGCCAGACGCTCATTTGACTTCACTACGTTGGTATCTTGAAAGTTAGCCCCGAACACATAGCGGTAAGAATCGTAGCTAATCTTCTTTGCAATCTTGGCTGCATCCGTACACCGCGCTGTGGAGAAGAAGGACGTACCCGTCATCACGAAGGCATAGTCCTCTGTGGGCGGGAACTCCTGCATCATCAGGCTTTCATCCTTGATGCCCTCCAACATCTTCCAGCGCCACCAAGCCATCTGACGTGAGTTAATCTCAACGTCGTAGAGCTTCTTAATGTCGCGTGTCCATTCCTTTTCTTCTGGCGTGAGCTTCCCATCCCAATAGACTTTGTACACATCTGAGTTTGGGTCAGCAGAATAAAACTCATTGCGCCACCAACCACAGAAGATGGCACGTTGTGACCTAGCCCGCTTTGCAGTCACATACATCTCGTGGAACATATTGAAGCCACGAGCAGTAGACTCAAAGATGTACAAACGGTTTGGATTAGTCTCTGCAAGAGAAGCCAGCAACGAAGCCAAGCCCTCCTCATCGCCCCAAGAACTGGTTTCTGTGCCGTGCAAGTAGGTAATGCCTTTGCCACGGCCTAAGCTGCCCTTAGCCCGTAATCCTGCAACCTGATAAAAAATACGGCTACGGTTCTTGAGTGACAAACTATTTCTGTTGTGGGCAAGCATTGGAATCTTGTATTCCTTTGGCAACCCATCCATGTAGGCGGCTAATGTGCCGCGGAACATATCTCTGTTTTCTTCCGTATCCGTCACCAACGTTCCGCCAAGTCCAGCGTTCTTAAAGTGCCAGTACAGGTCTAGGGCGAGACTGATTGTTGTAATCCCTAACTGTCGGCCTTTCAGGATGACAAAGAAGTGGACCCCTTCTTCTAGTCCTTTGGCTATCTCACCCATCACATAGGTCTGTGTGCCGAGCAGGTTGTCGAGATTTCTCAACCCCTCCTCTTTTGTCTCAATCTTTAGCTGAGAACAGAACTGATAGAACTGCTTTAGATTGAATTTCATTCCCAAGGCATCCCGTCAGGATACTTTTCACGCATCACTTGGTTGCCACGCTCAAAGAAGGCAAGGTTAGATGACCCATCGTTGCCACCCAATCTAAAGCAATGCGTGTGCTTTTTAGACCCCTTAAACTTGGGATATATCTGCTTGGCAAGGTTGTAGAAGGTTCTATCTGGACCATACCCTTCATGGTTATACGCAGAGACTGCAAGCCCCCTAAAGAGCGCTGTACGCATAGCGATTGAGCCTGTAGGGGCAAACGTTTCCCCAGTATTCCACGCAGGATGCTCCTCACCCAAACACTCACACACATCATCTAACAAGAATGAGCCATCCTTGTCATACACAGACATGAAGCTATACGCCCAATCATGCCCATCCTCAATAATCTTCATCAGTGACGCTACATGGTCAGGCTTAAACCAATCATCATCCTGAAGGACAAAGGTCACATCCTCGTTAATTAGGCTCGGCATGGCTGCAATCAGCCTACGCCCCTCCCATCCACGTCCCCCCACCTTCGTGGGCCAGTAACAAAAGTGCGTGTTGTTCCCACCTAAATAGGTCTTGATGAACTGAAACTCATCTTCACCAATCACTGCATCCGTCACCACATAGGTTGTCACCGGATACGTTTGGTTCCACACGCTTTGCAAAGCATGGGTCAACTCTGGTCTGCCGCTAGTGATTAACAATACCGCAGCACTTAGGCTCATTTGGGCTTCCAAAACTTAATCGCAAACTGCACTTGGGGATGTTGCTCTTTGGCTAACTTCTCATACTTGGCGTAATGGTTGGGCTGGTTCTCAAACAACCACTTCCAAAACTTAACCCGGTACTCCAACGGCTGCCTAACGTAAAAATCTATCGTGTGCTGGAAAACAGACTTCTTCACTCCACCCTCCAGACCCTCACACCATCCTCAACCTTCCTCGCTACAAACTTCCGACCCAGCTTCTTACCCGTCCGGTAGTTCGCATTACACACAACCTGCAAACTCACCGCCTTCACCACAAAGCTATCCCCTACCTGCATCTCGGCATACGGATACCTACGACGCTCTACAGGCAACGGCACTCCACTCTCTACCTCTACATTACTAATCATACATACCCCTACTAAGCAATATAGACAAATACTATCAGAAATAACAGCAAATACAGTAATTTTTTATGGGGGGAGTTGGTTGGGGGGCACGCACACCGAGGCCCCCATGGACCATCCAAGTACCGCACTGCGCTGATGCTATGGCTATCGGTGTCCAATCCCATGTCCAAACCCGAATCGAGCACTACGTTAGCGTAGAGCAGTCATTACATGCGTTGAGCAGTCATCACAGGGTGACCCATATTATGTAAACAAGAGGGGGCAGAGGGTAGCTAGACTTTACATAATCTGCAAAGCCCATTTGTATGATTATATATATATATATGTATGTACTTATTTATTTATATGTAAGTAATTGATTTATATATATGCTATCAATAAGTAGATATTGATATATATATATCATGCTATATAAATCAATGACTTATAAAAGCTGGCACGATTCTTTCACTTACTTATATATAGGGGTAACATTTGTAATCCCTATAACCTAACTAACCAAAGGGGAATCAAAATGCAAACATTACTTGGCTTTTGGTGCTGTGAAGTTCCTAGCGTGTACAGCGGACGCTCTTACGTCGTTGTGTGCTGCGATGATGGCTTTGGGAACCTGATTCAGTCAGCGTTGCCAGTGCATACGATTATGTCTTTAGACTTTGCCTAACCTAACAGGGGAACATCATGGAAAACACCAAATACAACGGATGGACGAACTACGCCACTTGGAGAGTCAATCTAGAGCTTTTCGACGGCTGTTACGATGAAAGGCACTGGGATGCCGTATCTGCCCGTGATTTTGCTGAGGAGCTTATTATTGACACCACAAGAGAAGGCATTGGCAGAGACTACGCAATGGCCTTCTTGTCTGATGTTAATTGGCACGAAATTGCAGAGCATTATTGGCAGGAAGAAGAAGAAGAAGAAGCTGTTTAATCAATCAAACCGCTAGCCGGACGGCTTCCGGCTCTTTCCTAACTTTAAGGGGCAATTATGTATAGAGTTATTGTGTGGCACAACGATTGCGTCAACGGTACACATCAGACAACGCTATTTCGGGGCACAAAGCTGGAGCGCGTATTATTTGATTTCGACCAGCACCTAAAAAACGCACCGGCGCGGTCATTCAACGCGCACAACTTGATTCAATTGCACCACGTTGACCGTGGCGTTATCGCCAGCTTTCCAGCATCATTAAGGGGATAACCATGCCTATGTCATACACAGAAGCACTACACCACGCAGCCCTTCGTCTCGGCTATCCATGTTGGCAGGATGTCCCTGAATCGCTTATAAACGCGCTTTGTGAGCTTGCTCGCAGTCTACGCAAACAATCATTTCAGGTGCAGCCATGATTGAGAGAGAAGCGTTTATTAAAGCGTACCTGCTCAACGTTGGTTACGCACCTAGAAAATACGTCGAGGACTTTTTAACTAAGTTGGATGCAGACTTAGATATTGAATACGATGAGAATTATTCAAACGTAGCGGATGCGCTGGGTATGTGGAACTCGGCGTTGGAGTTTGCAAATAACCAAAAGGTGACAACATGAAAACAGCACAGCAACGCGCCCAACTGCTCTACGCGCTCGGGCAGGGCTTTGTGGATACCGTTCTCGCGGTATCTGCCTGCCTTGTTATTTATTGGCTGATAATCGTTGCCTTTTCACTTTAGGGGATAAACATGGCTAGTCATTACAATGAGGTCAAACGTCAAGAGGCAATCGCCTACCTACGCTCTCGCAACAAGTACCTATTGGACGGCTGCAAGTGGACACCCACACCAGCGGCTAACACTGACGTGCGAACTACTTGGATGCAATATCTAGCAGATATTTCCCTAGAGAAAAATGTTAGTAACTGAAACGATACTCGCGCACACGCCGGAAGAGCTTGACCGGCGTTGTGCAGAGTACGAAGAAACCTATCACTGGAGCTTGTTTGCGACACACGCGCTCAACAAAGGGCGCGACAGTGTCGGCAAGTATTACGCTATTTATTCCCGATTCGATAGACCACAGGGGGCGGTGTGATTGAACCTGCTAAGAGGCTCTGCATGAGCTGTCAGGTAGTACCTGCAAGCATCAAAACCTATAACGTGCGCGGGATGCCGCACTGGCGTTGCGCCAGTTGCGCCGCTAAGCGTACTGATTCATGGATAGTTAAACCTAAAAAGTTTGAACCTAAACCCTTTTCGCAAAGGAAAACCTAACCCGATAAAAGCGGGGTTTCCCAAAAATGGGCGATGCTCTCGTTTATCGCTTTGCTACTAGCAACGCCTTGCTAGCTGGGTTTTTCGCTTACCCGAAGGGTTGCCCCTAGAAGTAACTTGCCCCATACGCGCGTTTATCCGGATTGGTCGCATCTACCGCACCGAGGGCTGGGTCATAGCCCCGTGCCGAAAGAGTACCAAAGCACTGACCCGATTACCCATTAAATTTTTTTATGGATTCATCAATTCCCATAGTACCTATCGAAAAGGAGATATCAATAGTAAAAAACAATTAGACTTACTGATACCATGTATAATGTAATTAATATGTAACACCATCCTAACCATTATAGGGGTCAATATGAAAGACGATTGGGAAACCGTTTCCGTTCCTACCAAGCCGCTGTGCATCCACTGCAAGCACTGCACCTATCCTGACGCGCCGCCAACAGCCAAGGACTTAACCATTTGGGCTAAGTGCGCGGCTATGCCTAACGTCAACCTAGTTGATGGCACAGTCGAGCTAGAGCTGTGCAGCTATATGCGCCTGTCCATGGGCAAGTGCAAACCAGAGGGCAAACTATTTCAACCATCAATGGGGGTTGTTCATGGCTAATGATAGAGACGATTTTGCACCCGAAATCCGTAACAGCGCATGGTGGTCTGGTGACTCGCGCATGGCTGCCAATGGACGCGCCAACGAAGCAATCATGCAAAAGACAGGTTTGCTAGCAAAACCCGATTTAAGCGGCGTTGAGGCGGTTCAGATGGGTCATGTGATGCAACCCATCATTGGACAGCTAGCATCTGCCAAACTGGGGCTAGAACTCAAGGATGCTGACTACGCGCTTACGCACCCCACGGAAAGCTGGATGCGGTCGCACTTTGATTTCATCTCAGCGGACGGCAAAACCCTTGTTGA